CCGGAAATCACGGCATCATCAGAGGAGACAATCAGATTGCAGACAGAAAGAGACACATACAAGACCATGTATGAACAGTTACTCAACAGATTAGTGAATGGAGGAGCAGCATGAACAAAAGTACATTAAAGGCAGAATTTGTCAATGCGAAAATCAAGGATGCGAAATACATCGGAGTGAGCATCAAGACGGAGGGCAGCAGTCAGCCGGAAATCATCATCAATCCGAGAGAGAATTTCGATGCGAAATTTGATTATTACATGGAGGCATACGATGACGATTTGATTCTGATTGCAGCAAAGGGCAAAAAGGACATCCGCATCGTGGCAGCAGGACACGGAAACCGATTCGAGGACATTGAAAACCAGTTAATCTGGGAAAAGGGCAAAGGTTGGAGAGAATTGATTGCAGGAGCGATTGACAACGCCTATGACCGTTTGATTGCAAGCACACCTCCACAGACGGAGGAGGAAAAGACCCATTGCGAAATGATAAAAGAGGCAGTCAAGGGAATGTTCATCAATGAGAGCAGGACGGCAGCAGAGGCAGAGTTCATCAAGACCCATATTGTTGATTATGAGAAAATATTCGATGTCTGCATGAATGGCGATGACCTTGAGTTTAAAAAAGGACTTGTCAGATTACAAAAAATGCAAAATGAATATGTGATGCAGAGAGAACGGGAGGAAACAGCGAATGAATAAAGTTATATTGATGGGGCGACTCACAAGAGACCCGAATGTCAGATATACGCAACAGAACAGTTCACAAGAATCCATGTGTGTGGCACGTTACACACTGGCAGTCGACCGCAGAGGTGCAAGAGACGGGCAGCAGTCAGCGGATTTCATTTCCTGCGTTGCATTTGCCAAAAACGGCGAATTTGCAGAGAAGTATTTTAAGCAGGGAACAAAAATTGCTATTACGGGCAGGATTCAGACAGGTTCATACACCAACAGAGACGGTCAAAAGATATATACGACCGATGTTGTGATTGAGGAACAGGAATTTGCAGAAAGTAAGAAAGCAGCGGGAGAACAGGAGCAAAATGCGGGTTATACGGATGCAGGTGACGGGTTCATGAGTATTCCGGACGGCGTTGACGAACAACTCCCTTTTGCGTAAACGGAAAGGAGGAGCGTGATAATATGGGAATTATGAGCATCGTGAAAAACGTGATTGAGCATTTCAGAAAAGCCGGAAAGACAGAAAATGAGATTTCGGGAATGATTGAACAGGCAGCAGACAGGGCGACAGTCAACAAAGGCGTTGCAGAAAAAAAGGAATATAAAAGACCGGAAATCAAGGTCGAAACATCGGCAGAACAGTTCGTCGAGGCAGTCATGCAAACGGGTGTCACAGCGGAGCAGGTAAAAACGGCAATTATGAAAATGTGCGATTCGCAAAGATGCACAAATCGCCAAAACACGAATAACTGGCGTAAAATGCACGGTCTGCCTATGAGAAGAAAGCAGAAAGCGAGGAAAAAGCATGAAAGAGGAAAAAGAGCAGACAGTCATTGACAAAACCCTGCTATATCTTGAAAACTATCGTGAAATGGAGCGGTACATCAAAGAGGCGGTATCAGAGACCTCTCAAGTGCCGGATATAGACAAATACAACATATCAGCAGAAAGAGCGTTCCTGCAATCGGTCAGAGAGTGCCGTGCAGAGACGGTCATTCTGTTCGAGCATCTCAAACAGGCTCTTGCATCGCTCAAAGAAGATACAGAGACAGCAGGTGAGGGGTACAAGTACGACGCACTTGAGGCAGTCTATATCAAGGGCAAGACATACGAGGATATAGTGAGGGAGACAGGATGCGGACGCAACTCACCGAAAAAGTGGTGCAAGGTCATGATTCAACGCCTGTCAATCAAATTATTTGGTGCAAAAGCGATTGAAAATGATAAAAACGGAGTGAAAACAGGGTGAAATAAGGGTGAAAACGAGGGTAAAAAGTGGGTGAACAAAAGGCAAAATAAACGTGATAATATGTTAGCGTGAACAGTTGAGACGAGCGATTGCAGATATGCAGTCGCTTTTTTCTTGCCTGTTTGCCCTCCTGTTATATGCGGGTAAGTGTACACAGTAATGTACATAACTGCCCGCCTCTTGTGGATAACAGGACAGGAGAACCAAGAAAGAGAGGAGAACGCAGATGCTTTTGAAATCATGCAGGTGTGGCAAGTTGATTCCACAGTCAGTAAAGATGTGCGAAGAATGTGAGCGACGGCAGCAGTCGAGACACATGATATACAACAACACACGGCGAGACAAGAGAGCAGCCGAGTTCTATGTGTCAAAGGAATGGCGGGCGATGCGGGAGCGTATCATTGAGGTCTATGACAACGTGGATATATACGCATTGTATGTCGAGAATGAACTACTCACATGCGAACCAGTACACCACATAGTTGAACTTGAGGACGACTGGGAACAACGCTTGAATCCGTTCAACCTCATACCTCTCAACCATAAGACACACAACACAATCACGGCTCTGTATAAGCAGAGCAAAGCGAACATGAGAGCAACACAGAAACAGTTGAGGTCACTGATTGAGTACCACTTTCGAGAGGCAGGGGGATATAAAAAAGTTTTGTGCGATTCATTTCTAGTCGCACCCCCTCTTTTGTTTGGAGAAAACTCCCCACGGGAATTTCAGCAGAAAGGTACATCCGAAAGGGGTGTCAGAATGTGACACAAAATCACTGAAATGTTGACGGAAAGGGGGTTTGTTGCTACATGGCAGGACAGAGACAACCCACGGATTTGGTTGTTATGAACGGGCGAAAACACCTCACAAAAGCAGAAATTGAGGCACGAAAAAACGCCGAGGTTGTAGCACCGAACGACAAAGTGAAACCTCCGTCATATTTGACACCGGAGCAAAAGAAAAAGTTCCGGAAGATTGCGAAAGAATTACTTGAAATCAAACTGATTGCGAATGTTGACTGCGATGCACTGGCGAGATTGCTCATTGCACAAGACCAGTACATCGAAATCACGCAGCAAATCAGAGCAACTCCATTGATGGAGGATGTTCCGGTATATGAGACAAAGACGAATCCGGACACGGGAGAAAAAGAACGTGTGCAGGTCGGTGCAAGGCAGGTCGTGAACGGTGAACGTGAGCGTCTCATGATTATTCAAGACCGCTGCATGAAACAGTGCAGACAGGGAGCATCGGATTTCGGATTGACAGTCTCCTCACGCTGCCGTTTGGTAGTGCCGAAACCACAGCAGCAAAAGCCGGAGAATAAATTTGCGAAATATGCAAATTAAGGTATGGCGAAAGCAGGAGAAACACAAGACCGCTGCACACAATACGCCCTTGATGTTGTTTCGGGCAAGATAACAGCCGGAGAATATGTCCGACTTGCATGTCAAAGACACCTCGACGACATTGAGAAATCGAAAGCAGCACCGTACAAATACTATTTCGACGTTGAAAAGTCA